ACCGTACGCAACTTGGCGGGCCGGCTCATCACTGCGCCGGCCCACCCGCTACCTCCACTAACCTCCGATCGCGACAGCCTCTTCAACAATGGCTTTCGCTTCAGCGGCACGCTGCTTCTTCGACTTTCTGGCCGGGAGTGCAGCCAGTTCATCGGTAACTTCGATGCCTTCGTCAACCGGCTCGCCGGCTGACTGACTCTCTACGGTTGTTGCGTCCGTCTCGACTGCTGCCATCACCGACTCAAACCGCTCGTTGATTGCATCGACCATCTCTGCGGTGTCAACAGGTGCGCTGGTAGCCGGCTCGCCGGCTGGCTTGACGACCAAACCCCAGAGTTCGCTGATCGAAGCGCGTTTGCCGACCTGGCTGGCGGTCAACCCAATACAACCCGTCAAGAATTCATCGCTCGCGAAATACTCGAAGTTCGATTTGCGGTTCGTGTTGAACCCGTTGCCCTTGCGGCACCAGCACTGCACGTACCGGGCCAGGTATTCGCGGGTAACCAGTTCGCCGCGAGCATTGCAGATTCCGAAAGCGTTGGCTTTGGGATCCGTTACATCCACTGCGAACTTTTGCAGTCCTTTCACCACTACATCAGTATTCATTTCGATCTCCTTTGTTCTCGAAACATTGAATAGATACTACCGGCTTTGCACCGGCTCACCGACTCGATGCTCGCTGTCCGCCGGAGAGGAGTTAAACCTCTGTTATACCCACCGGGGCAGCGGGCAGCGAACATCGAATCGTTTCTTCAATGCGCTGGGAGATTACCCAATCTTCGATAATGCGATCAACGTTTTCGAGAGCCGCTTGTAACCGGCGCTCATATAATTCGCAGACATCCATTTACCGATAATCCGAACGGCTTCCGCAATTTTCGGATCGGTAAGCATATCCGCTTTCAATTTGTCGGACGCGGCATTACCCGCTGCTTCCATTTTTGCCATGATCTCATTTTGTTCTTCGGTTAGAGCCATTTCAAATCTCCTTTCGAACTCGATCAAATATTTATTTTCTTAAGATCATTATAGCGCGCGATCCTGTCGGATGTAACTGTCAAATGTCACGCGTTTATCAGCCATTATCATGCCGACTCACTACGCGGCGCGCAGGTTGACCTGCTGCCCGGTTAGTCGGCGAACCTCCACTCAATGGGCATGTGTTGCGATGCGATTAGCGCCACAATGTTCGGAGCAATGAGACTTGATAGCCAGAGCTGGTGGGAGTCTTCGAAGTACTCGAAGTCGATTCGCAATGCATTGGCCAGGTCGGCGAATGAGGTACCCGGTGCGTTGTTGAGTGGCAAGTAGAGGTCCAACGACCAGATCGGCTCTTGCATGCAACGACCGACTTCATCGTCGAAGTGCTGGTAAATCGCGTCCCGAAGTTCGCAGTAGGGCGTCGGTTCGATGCACTCGAGATCATCGCGATCGGCGGGACCGTCGCTAAACAGTTGTACGATCATATCGGTTAGTGCGGACGCGGATCCGACGTACTCGTACTCCATGCCATTCGGACCGCCGGTAAAATGGGACTCGATACCCGAACTCTTGAGGTATTTACGGAACCCCAGATCTTCGGGTTCCGCCGTGTCAAGCAGCACACGGTGCGAAATACAGTGATTCATTTTTTCCTCCGATTCTCGATTGAATTCTCAATTTATTTTATTTTCATATTCATTATAGTGCGCGATTAGCATCGATGTAACATACTAAAGGTCACTCGTTTGACGTGCCGATGTCACGCGTGTTTACACGTGTGATTGATCAACTATCGCAAGACCGTCGTAAATTGTGTCGAAGTCGGTGAGTTCTTTGAGTTTTTCAATGGTGTTGCGTGAGACGTTGAGAATGCCGTTGTATTCGAACCAATGTTGTACGACCTGAAAGAGTCTCGACATAGCGTTCTCGGAAGATACTCCGAATGTATTGAAGTCGTGACCCTGTAGATAGACGTGAGCCGTTACTAGTGTTACCATTGTGCACCTCCCAGTGCGTAGAACTGAATGTCCAGCAGGGTTGCTGGGGCGCGCAGCCGTAGAGACTCTCCACGGTTGCACGACTCAAGAACCTGCTAGCCGAGTTGTCGTTCCTTTCGACAATCGTAGCAAACGAGTTCTTCTTGAAAATGAGTGATCTTGACCGACTTCATATAGTTCATTGAGAACGATTGTCCGCAGAAGTTGCATCGACCACGACCACCGGCACTCGATGCCATGGCCATTGCTCGAAGTTGCGACTGTGGGATGACCCGACGTTTACCGCCGGATTTGATCTCAGGTTCAGTGTACGATATCCACGCACCCGATCCACGATGATTTCCAAATTGTGGCATTCGATCCTCCAATCTAAATTATTATACTCATTATACCACGCGATCAAGAATGATGATACATGTCAAAGGTCATGCAGTTGTATGACCGATGTCATGTGTTACTTGGTAAAGGGATCCGGCGGTACAATGGCGAGTGGTCCGACGTGCCCACATCCAATTTCACTTTTGAGTCACCACGCATGCCACATTTCGTGCAATAAACCGTTGTCATTTCTCACCTCACATAGACGATTAGATACGCGGTGATCGTCACTACGATGCACACCACGGTTATGAGACACGATCCGCCACTAAACGTACTATGGCGGGATATTGGACTCGCCATCTTCGAACCTTGGCGATACGTACCACGACTCTGATTGTACGACGATTCATTTGTGTACGGCATACAGCACCTCCCAGTGCAGAACAGAATACTCAGCAGGATTGCTGAATGGAGTGCCGTCGCACCGGCACTCGATCAATCATCCTACATTATTGGAGTCGACTCGAAGTCCGCATGGTACTCGGCGCTCGTGGTCACTTTCACCAACTCAACCGGCGCGTTCCAGCGCGCATCTAAACTCGCGACTTTGCCCAGCTGGCTCGCGGTCAAACCTGGGTGCGCGTTCACAAACTCGGGGCTCGTGAAGTACGCGATGTTCGCTTTGCGGTTGTAAACAAACCCATCTGCTTTGCGACACCAGCATTGAACGTAACGCGACAGATATTCAGGGGTGACTTCGATTGCGTGGGAATTGCACACGCCGAACGGATTTTGGCCAAACTTGACAATCGCTTTGAATGCCATGATACACCTCCCAGTGTAGTATAACAGAGAAAGATTTTTGTGGATCAAATGTTTTTATTTGATCTTAGTTTCATTATAGTGTAACAAATGTCATGTTAACATCAGCTATTCTGTTATGTTACAAACCATGACTACAAATGTCATGTTTTATGACATTTTTGTCATGACGAAAACATGACATTCGTACTGCACAAATGTTCTGAAATTTGGGTCAGAATTTTTGTGCTGCATAGCATATATGCCCTCGGCTATTTCCGGAACTTTTCTTGAAATTACCTTTTCGCAAACAGACTAGTTGCCCCGCAAAAATTTCGGGAACTTTTTCCAATTCAGCATTTCGCAATGCACCCTTAAAAACTGCTAGAAAACTGACCTAGTCCACCAGGTAAATGTGTGTTATAATCTAAGTATAAGTAATAATGTATTATGTGTAACCGGCTCACCGGCCAACCTTTGCAATGTCAAGGAGTCCAATAATGAAAGACGCTCTACTCATCCAAGTATCATCCGAAACCCAATATGCAAAGCATCTCGGGTTAACTTATAATCGGCACCTCGCCTATTGCCTCCAACACGACTTTGACTACCAAGTCCACATCGGCTCAGTACGGTATTGTGATCACCCTGCTTGGGCCAAATTTCACCTTGCTTCGCAAGCCTTTACCCTCGGCTACGAATACGTGGTCTACCTCGACGACGATGCCTTCATCGCCGACCTGAACGTCGACCTTCGCACCGCTTGTCTCGCCGCCTTCAACTTGGCTCTCTGGAGCGTTCCGCTGAAACACCTGCAGTGCGGGGTCATCTACATGAACAATGGAAACGGCTACGCCAAGGGTCTCCTCGACGTCCTGATCCAGGAGCAAAAATACTACCTGGAGCGTTTCCCCGATCTGCGTGGTTGGTACGAACAGGGCCAGCTCAATGACTACTCAAAAATGCCCTACAACACCCGGCACTTCCACCAACTTCCATTGAAGTGGAATTACAACGCTCAGCTTTGTGGCTCCCTCCCTTCGGGAGAGACACCTGCTGTGCTGGCGTGGCACGGCATCGCCGAACCGCAGCGCACCGAAGAAATGCTCTGCGCCCTGTCGGGCGCGGAAACCTTCGCTCCGGAGGAAACCCAGCCCGCCACATTCGCCCCCTTGCCCCTTATTTCCGAAGAATCCCTAACAAAATTGCAAGTCGCTGCCGCCAACCTAAAAATCGATCGATCCTCTGAGGGAGGTTACATTATTCCCTTACCCGTCGAGACCTTCAACATTCCGCAACCGCCCACAAATCCGAAACTGGACGAAGTCAAGACTCTCTTCCAACCCATGGTGTATGCACCTGCAGTCCTGCTGCCCTCTGATATCAACGGTTACTACTCACCCACCGACCCGGGTGAAATCGGGTCCACCAGCCGTGTCGCAGGTTATCCAGGCCGCCTCTCAATCAATGACGAAGAAGCCGCCGTACTCGCCGTCCTGGCTTACGGCAGGTCCGTCCTCGAGATCGGCACCGGCCTCGCTGTCTCCACGCGTGCGCTGGCATCAACTGCATGGTACGTTGTCACGTGTGACATCGATCCGTGGGTCAAGCAGGCCATTGTACCGCAATTGCCGGAAGGCGTCCGGTTCGTTGAAGACTATAACACCATTGGCGGTACCTTCGACATGGTATTCATCGACGGCCTGCACACCGAGGAACAATGCACCAAGGACATTGCATTCGCGCGCAAGCATCTCACCGCCGATGGCATCATTGTTTTCCACGACCTCTACATTGATGGTGTTTTCGCCGCTATCAACAACTCAGGACTGCATTTTGTGCATTTGCAGACCACTGCAGGCATGGCCATCGCCTGGGCTTCGAAGGACGGTCAGCCTCCCTTTCGACTCGAGGACAGTCCAACATCGTCCGCAAGTCCCATACTCCACAGTGATCAGCCCGTTCCGTCTTCGCAAAGTCAAACCTTTGTGTAGAAAGGACTCAGTACGGTATGTCAACTAGAAACCCTGCTTTACGACCAAATAATCAAGCGTTAACCTCTCAAGAGATGATGTTCGTAGAACGTTATCTCTTGCACCTTAACGCCGCGCAAGCTGCTCGTGAAGCGGGTTATTGCATCGAACACCCCAACTCTGCGCACACCGCTGCCTACGAGATTTTGCACAAACCTTACATACGCAACGCTATTGACAACCGCATGCAGATGATCTGCATGGAAACCAATGAAGCCCTTGTCCGTCTGGCCGCAATCGCCCGCGGCGACATGCTCGACTTTATGTCGCGCAACGATGAAACAGGTCAATGGTATCTCGATCTCGATAAGGCGAAAGAATCGGGTAAATCGTTTCTCATTAAATCATATTACGAAACCAAGGAAGGACCGAGGTTGGAACTGTACTCCGCTCAAGAGGCATTAACTCTCATCTGCAAACATCTCAATATCATAAAACCCGCCGAAACAGAGGTTAACCTCTCCTTGTCGGCCTGGGCGATCTTCGTTCAAAAGGCAAAGGAAGAATCGGGTATTGATCTCAATGCTCCATTTTTATCGGATGGCAGCGTTGTTGATGGTCAATTCAAAGAATCATCAAATGAGAACAGCAATGCTCAATGATACCAATGTAATTGAAGCAGAGGTTGAAGAACAACTCTCTCCGGTTGCACAAGTACCCTCCCCTGCTTCCGTGTTGTTTAATCCTGAGCAATTTGCTGCACATTTTCTCTATATATTGGACAAACAGAAAAAGTTGCACTTATTCCATTATAACGCTGCACAAAAAGATTTTATGAAAAATCGCACCGGTCGAGATCTGATTCTCAAGGCTCGACAGATCGGTTTTTCAACTATGGTGCAAGGTGAGATTTTTCGTCGTGCAGTAACCGAAACTACCACTGCTATAGTAATGAGTCATGATGATGCTACTACTCAAAAGCTCCGCCGTATACAAGAGCGCTTTTACAATCATTGCAAGTTACCTGGTGACATTCAACCAGCCCGTAAATACTCTAATGCCACGTTGGTGTCATATCCCGAATTCGACTCTACCGTAACCATTGCAACCGCCGGTTCCAAGGATGTGGGAAGAGGGGACACTTATTCGATGTTCCACGGATCGGAAGTAGCTTTCTGGTCCGATGCCGAGAGTATTATGGCGGGAGCGCTACAAGGCGGAAATCCCGATGTCATTCTCGAATCAACTCCTAATGGAGCTTCTGGTTGGTTTTATGACCGCTGTATGGAAGCGATGTCCGGATCTAAAGTGTGGAAATTGCATTTTTATCCCTGGTTTTGGGACCCGACTTATCGCATAAAACTAGAAGAGGGAGAAATTCTAGATTTCGACGATGAAGAACTTTACTTGATCGAAAAATACTTGCTTACACCTGAGCAAATTAAGTGGCGTCGAACTAAAAAACGTGAACTCAAACGTCTCTTCATACAAGAATACCCCGAAGATTTTGAATCTTGTTTCCTCGTTTCCGGGGACTCTTACTTCGGTAACGTTTCAAACTCTTTCAACGCTCCCCTAAACGCAAAATACAATCCCCTGCACAAGTATGCTGCGGGTTTGGACTGGGGAAAGGAAAACGATTTCACCGACCTCTTTATCATTGATTGCACAGATCGTAAACAAGTTGCATTGTTGCACGTTAACAAACTTCCGTGGGGCGTTATACGCCAACGGGTTGCAAGCATTTGTAAACTCTGGCATATTAGGACCGTTGTCGCTGAATCCAATAGCATTGGATCCGTTAATATCGAAGAACTCAAGAAACTTGATATCGCAGTTCATTCATTCAATACATCAAATGTAAGTAAAGCCGATATAATGTCAGATCTCTATAACGCCCTCCACGAAGAAAACTTACAACTACTGCCGATCCCAGAAGAAAAACATCAGTTCGAATCTTTTGTATCGACAAAGCTTCTCTCCGGCGCATGGCGCATAGCAGCTGCTGGCAAGGGTCACGATGATATCGTCATCTCTGGTGGACTTGCGTGGTTTGCGCGCAAGTATGCAAGGATTCAAATATGGCCGTAAACGAAACCATTAAAAGAAAACCGTCTGAAATCCCTCCGCTTACTTACGGCATCTGGATCACAGGTTCTGGTTGGTTACGATCTACAAGTGGCGATCACTATTTCGCCGATCCCCGCATCGAGTATGCAAAGACTGCTCTTCGGATGTGGAAAATAGGTGATAATACACCGGCTCGAATTGAGCTCATTGACGAAAGTATGATTGGATTACGCGATATGTTCCTCGAACGTGAACGTCAACATGAGATAACAATCGAGCTAAATCAAAAACGACTATCGTTTAGAGAACGTTTACGAAGGTGGATAAATGGCATACTGGGATAACTTAATCAATTTCTCTGGTTATGAAGCATACGTGCGCGAGAAGGATCGCTCTGCCGCTTTCTCCGCGCATTACCCTCTCTACGAGCAGACTTCACCACAATATACTGCTCCATCACCTTATCAGTTGGCGCAGCAGGGTTATCGCGCGAATGCGTTGATTTATGCTTGTATAGACAAGCGCATGCGTGCAATTAGTGCAGCGCCTATGCGGATTTACGATATATCCGGTGCACAACCCGTAGTAATAAGGGATAGTCCGGCATTGAGGGTATTGCATCAGCCAAACGAGAGAATCAGCGAACGGCAGTTTTGGCAGATTACATCGATGTATCTGGACATCTCTGGGTTTTCTTGTTGGGAAATTGAGCGTAATAACGGTGGTGATCCCATCAAACTTTGGCCTATGCGCTCTGACTGGTGTTCCTTTATGCGGGGTAACGGTAGACCATTACGCGTAGTTCGATATCAACCCTATGGTCTTCCATACCAAGATATTCCAGTCGAGAACATCCTATTGTTCCAATACTTCGACCCGATCTTCCCTCTCTTAAAGGGTTACAGTCCAACCATGGCTGCATTGAAAGATATTGCAGTGGACAATGGTATGGCGGAATTTCTATTCAACTTCATCAAAGAGGGTGCGCGATACAGTGGACTGCTATCAACCGACCAGGATCTCGATGACATCGAGGCTGAACGCATCAAGCAGCGTTGGAAATCTCAGCACGGTGGAGTTGAGAATTGGAATGATATTGCTGTGATTGGTCGCGGCACTACCTATCAAAACACCAGTATGAATTTCAATGATATGGCGTTCCCTGAACTCGACGGTCGCACAGAGGCTCGTATGTGTATGGCATTTCAAATGCCACCAATTCTTGTTGGTGCAAAGATTGGTCTGCGCGCTTCTACCTTTACCAATTACGGTCAGGCGCGTGAGGCGTGGTACGAAGAATGGGTTTCACCGCAATGGGAATTTCTTGCTGAGCAATACCAGACTCAAATGTTGCGTGATTATGATGCAGCAGGTAATGTCGTAAACGATCCAAATATTTATTGCGAGTTCTATACCAAAAAGGTCCGTGCACTGCAGCCAAATCGCGATCAGTCATTCAAGCGTGCAGTTCTCGCCGCTCATGCGAACGTGTTCAGTCGTGACCAGGCTCTCGAAGAAATTGGCTCTGATCCCGTCGATGGTAAAAATGTGTACGTTGGCGCAACAATTACACTACGTGAATCGTCCTCTTTGGTCGGTGAATCTGATATTACTGGACTGCTCGGTGCGATCGCGTCGCCGGATGAGGATCTCGAACTTCGGCAGGCCGCGGATAAACCGATTAAATCTGCTGACCAGGTCCTCGAAGAGCGACAGTTCAAGGCATTTGCAGCCAAACGCATCCGCGAGAACCACCCCAGTGAAATCGATCAGTTTGAGTGGTTACATACGCCTGTAGAGGATCAGAAAATTTTATACGATCAATTTATGGTTGCAGTGAGCGAATGATCCGTATAGATATTGACGTCAGCAGGTTCAGGGAACTCTTTAGTGAGCTAACGCCATTGCGTTTTAGTCGTGCAATAAATGCTGCTGCGCGTGAAATGGGGGAACAGGCGTTAGACGAATTTATAGCGACTACATCGTCATGGGATACCGATGTAGAGTTCAACATTGAATACGATCTACGACCCAGTGAAGGAATTGCAAGTTTTCAGATCGGCACACCGAGCGACATTTACCACTGGATCGATGAAGGCACTCCACCACATATAATTGCAGCTAAGAGAGCAAAGGTATTGCGGTATTCTGATAGTTTTGCACCCAAAACATCGCCTGGTGCGCTTGGTTCTGTCGGCGGACTTTATTCCAATGAGTTTATATTCGCCGATGAAGTACTTAACCCCGGTATTCGTGCGCGTGGATTCTCTGAAACAATATCTGATATGATAATGCAGGAATCCGATGACACGATATTGAATCAGATTCAACTAGCCTGGATACGGCAGAATGGATAGATTGCAATGACCAATCATTCGAAGGAAGAAAAAGCTCTAACGCTATGGATGGATTCTCTGCGGTCCGATAATACTCGCATTGCGTACAGCAAGTCCATCAATCACTTACGCACCACATTCAATCAACCCCTGTTTGGATTATCATCTGGTGACATTCAAGCATGGGTCGACGCGATGACTCAGGACGGCTTCGCCGCTAAAACCTGCTGCATGTATGCTGCGGCTGCATCGAGCTTTTATACCTTTGCGAAACGGTTCGGATATGTAACTGAAAACCCCGTGACCGGTGTCAATAAACCGATTGACAAACCGGTAGAAGAGATCTATTGGTTTAATATGACCGACTTAAAAAAGTTATTTTCTGTAATTGATCAATCAACCGTTATAGGTCGGCGTGATTATGCCCTGTTCCTTTCTTATGTCTTGCTCGGTAGACGCAATTCTGAAATACGTAATTTGAAATTTGGTGATTTTCAGATGTATGATGGTCTTTTGTACTACTTTTGGAGCGGCAAGGGAAAATTAAACGAGAAAGCTATCTGTCCACCGGAAGTAACTAAAGCGATAACCGAATACCTTAGGGCCTCTGGTAGAAATAAATCCGCTAGACCTGATGATTACGTTTTCATACGGACTCAGGGTACCGATAAATCACCTTTGTCCATTGTTGTCGTTGATGTAATACTCAAGCAGTATGCGCGTAAAGCTGGACTCCCCACGGAACGTATACACATACACTGCTTACGGCACACAGCAGTAATGTTACGTTTGAACGCAGGAGAGTCTATTGAAAATATTGCAAAGTTACTCGGTCATTCAAGTGTATCAATAACAGAAGACAATTATGTGCATGTTCAGGAGGCAGTATGATTACACCGCAATTAATCGATTCATTACAATCTCAGATGAATAAGGAGCGCATGAACAATGCGCAATACTCTGCATTTGCCGCTGCACTTGATGCGGCGAACTGGCCAGGATATTCGCATTTTATGCAAAAGGCCTCTGAAGATGAAGCAACTCATGCCAAAAAGTTTCAAGACTTTTTGATCGATCGTAACCAGGTTCCGATTTACTCTGCGCTATCAGCACCTATCCCGCTGGCTGGCGATAATCCGATCCCATTTTTTGAATCGGCATTATTGTTGGAGCAGGAAAACACCATCAGTATTCTTGCAATTGATGCCATTGCTGAATCAGATCCTCAGACCGAAGTATGGTTAATCTGGGCCATAGAAGAACAAACTAATTCAGAACGTGAGCTCACCGATTGCCTGCTTGAGCTTCGCAGGTGCAAGGGAAGTGGGCTTTTAATTCTTGACCGCGAATATCTAGAAAAATAGGAGAGTGTAAAATGCCCACTGACGTAACATATATTGTAGTTGATGTTGATACTGGTAATCGGTATCCGGTTAAATTAACCGATAATGGCGATGGCACGTATGCCATGGCCTTCAGTTCTGGTAACATCACGGTTACCGCAGGTGCCGTTACCGTCATTGATGGTGGTGATGTTGCACAAGGCGCTAAGGCCGATTCTCCGGCGTCATCTACAGTCGCTGAAACCACCGCTGGTCGTACAGCAGTTGCCCTATTAAAGGGTCTGAAGAACATACTTATTCTCGCCAATGCCAAACTACCTGCTGC